GTAAATCACTGCGTCAGTACATTCTGTTGCCGTGCCTCGAGGATAGAACCACCACACCTCGCCAAACCTGGGAACCTTGGAAGCCCAAACCTTCTGGCGTTGTGCATAGTTGAGATTGTCAAAAAACCAGTTCTGGTTGAACTGATTGGGAATCTCTTTAACCACGCCGTTATAGAGCAGGAACCGATCCACACCGCACCAGTAATAGATGCCGTCATACTCAATGATGGACTGCGATGAAAGGATCGACGACTGCGACGTGATGATGTCATACCGCCAAAAGGTCGGGGCGGCAAAATTTGCCGTTCCTGCAACACCAATGGATGTGGGTGCATAAGACACGCGAATCACAGAGTCAAGCGACCAAAATAATCCCGAAGGCGCATTAGAGCCACCACGCACAGGCAGGCCTTGGACGATCTTTCCTGTGGCCACGTTCACTGCGTTGGCATCAGCAGATACCCAATCATCAATATTGCCTGCAGCGCAGTTTCTGATCAGTCCGTCATTGCCGTACACAAACACATAAGGGTGCAATGCAACGACACCACCTGATACGGACACCTCGTTATCAAAGGTAAGTGATACGTTAGTATTACTTGCTGTTGCTGCTTGCGTCAGTACAAGGTTGGTCAGTTGCACAGACTCTACGCGAGTGCCTACAGGGATGCCTGCCCCTGTTACTAATTGGCCTGCGCCGATGTTCAGATTGGTTGCTGATAAGGTTACGGCGGTAGAGCCACTCGTTATCGTTGCCGCGGTCTCGCTAAAGACACCAATCGCATGCAGGGTTGAGCTACTTACTGCTCCTGCCATGACAGGCGTATTGGTTTCTGAGTCAATCTGAGAAAGGTCTTGCGATGGATGCGCAAGCAATAAATTCTGGCCGCTGCCTGATGAGTCTTTGAAGGTATCAAACTGCCAGAGGTTGTTATCTGAAGCTGTAAACGGGCTGTTAATCGTAGCCACCAACACAGCGAATCCAGAACCCGTGCCGCCAATGCTTGAAGCGGCAGCGCTTAGGCTATCGCCTTGCAGATACTGAAAGCCACCGCCTGTGAGCGTGACCGTTGTGACAACGTTGCCTGATACGACGACAGTAGCAGTTGCACCTTGGCCATTGCCGCCCGTAAGCGCCACACCCGTGTAGGTGCCATTGGTATAAGACGACCCTGCAGTAATCGCTCCTAGCGTCGCAATACCGCCTGAGAAGGTGTAATTAACGATCCCAGAGCCTACGCCGTTGTTGTCAACAGGAATGTACTGCAGGCCATTGTTGTAGCCGCTGTAGACGTTATTAAACGAGTTGCGCGGCAAGACATAAACACCACGAGAAGGCCCGGCTAAACCTTGAACGATTTGCTTAAAGCCACCAATCTTGCGTGGGCGCTTGCGCTGAAACCGCACCCAGACGCCGTCCACATAATACTCACGGTCAAACACCGTGCCATCACGCTGAATGCCGGGCTGTGTATCAAGCGCAAAGACCTTCTTGGCCATTAGAATTGGCCCCCTTGAACGCCCCCGCTAAAGACGCCTGTACCCGTTACTGATAAGCCTGTGGCTGTAGCTTCAGCGATCAGGTTACCCAATACCGAGATGCCAAAGCGACCTGCGCCTGGTCGATAAATACCTGTGTTGGTTTCGGCAGAGAAGTTAATCGCTGGCGATCCGGCTGTGCCGTTCACAATACTTAATGCGGTAGCGCCTACCTGAGCCGTATTGGCATTTAAGAAGTTAACGCCGTCACAGATAAGCGTGGCAGCACCAGCCGCTGGGATGGTTGCAGTAGCACCGCCTGCAATGCCTGTCGTAACCGTGAGCGAATTGCCACCGGCCACGGTTTGATTGCTAATCACATACAGGTTTACAACCGGCGGATAAGTTACGGTAACCGCACCTGTTAAGGTGCCCGTGTACTTGTGGATGGTATTGGCAGCTTCCGTTGCTGTGAGCGTGTAAGAGCCTGTCGTTACCGGGTAGGTCAGGATGGAGAACTCAAACTCCGTACTGACTCCAAAGCCTACAGTTACAAATGCGGTGCCCGTACAGATAATGAATGCCGAGTCACCAGGCTGGAAGGCTTTACTTGCAGCGCCATCAATCAGTTGCCCGCCTGTAGGCGTGATGGTTAACGTGCCAGAGCCATTGTTTTTGAATAACACGAACCAGTTATTGGCAAGACTCGAGGCTGCTGGCAATGTGGCCGTATTGGTACCGCCATCCCAAATATAAGTTTGGGCGCGATCACTCGTCAGGAAGGTGTAGCCGGCTACCAGCGAAGCCGTGGGGTGCGACTGATTAAGCGTAGCCCCTGATGCGACTAATCCTAAGCCTGCAAGCGTGGCCGCATCTGCTGAAGAAGTTCCTGTGCCGAAGGAGATAATCCCCCACGTTCCCTGCTCATTCGCATTCGTGGTGATGTAGATGTATTTCGACTCACCTGCTGCCACCGAAATGATGGTGTTGGTGCCTGCGTAATCCTTAACCGTAAAGGTTGTGGCACCAACGTTTCTGATCAGTGCATCTTGACCTACGGATGCCTGATTGGCAGGTGGCATGTAAAGTGACAACCCCGCAGAGGAGGCTGTAACTTGCATGATCCTGGCCGCGTAATCATCCGTGGCGTTACCATTGATCGGCCACTCTAGCTGCGTGTTGGCAGAAAGCGTAATGGCCCGATATGAAACGTCCGTAGGTTGCACGACGTTGCCGGTGAAGGGTGAGTTGTAGCTCATGATTAGCTATCCATAACAACGGCTTGACGGTCTGCAATCCGTAGCTTGTTCTCAACGGTCAAAGCCTGCATGAAGAAGTCATATTGCTGCTGGTAATCATTGACCAAGTCAGGATTCTTAAGGAACTTGGCCGCTTCCATCAGTGAGCCAAACAGCAGCGCATTGGGCGCATAAATCGTAAACCAGTTGGTTTGGTTGGCAGAATCCAATGGCTGAATGCGCTCGTAATAGAGAATCTCAAACGCATAGTCATCATCAGGGGTCGGCGCAATGATCCAGTGCGTGTAGTCATAATCGGCATAAAACTTTGGCTCATCAGTGCTTGCCGGCTCTGGCCAATATTCACGCAGGTACTCATAGGCTCGCAAGAAGACAGGCTTGCGGCGACCGGCTACTGTGATGTTAAAGGACACCGTCTTATGCCAGCGGGCTGGCTTGTCGATGATGTTCTGACCTTGCACAAGGTTGCTTGTCTGAACTGTCAAATTGCCGAGGATCTTTAACTGCGTGGCAATCTTCTGCTCTGTCAGGCCGATAAACGTAGGAATCATATTGAGCGTCGCCTGGTCGGTACGCTCCAGATACTTGGGGATGTCGGCCACCAAGCTATCGTAGGTCATGACGTATGCTGCTGTCATATCACCACACCTTTTCTCTGATGGATTTGGGTTGCGGTACGAATTGCTTACCTTGCCTCATGCCCTCGCGCTTGGCTTTCGTTGTTGCCCCATATTCCGAAGCGGTTAGCTTCTCAATTTTCTTCTTGGGCAAATAACGCTCACCAGTTGCTTCAGGTCCTTGCGTGGACGGCTTACCAGACTTCGTTCCCCAGTCTTCTTTGGTCCACTTTGAAAGCGAATTATCCGCCCTTTTGGGGCCTTTGTAACCCCCGCCAGAGGCTTTATACCTCTGAGTCGCTAATTGTGCCTTGCGGGCGCTCCATTGACCTGGTGAGCCGCCTTTATCGGAGGCTTTAACAGAGGCAACAATGCGCTTCCACTTGGCCGGATCTGACTTAATTGCTGAACTCATCGCATTAATGCGGCCTCTGCCGCCCTCCTACGGGTTAGTCCTGGGAGCACGCGGCCTGCGGCTTTATTCCACAGCAGGCACTGATCGGCAGCGCCATCCCAGTCGCCAGCATCAATGCGCTTTTTGAAGGTGCTGACACGGTAATTACCAAGGCCACAGTTGTAAGCCCACGAAGTAACCGCAGCCATACGTCTTGGGAGCGCTTTTGACAGGCTTGGTGACATCTTGAGTAGACCGCGAACAAAATACTCGACGTGATGGTCTAAGGCGTCTTCGCACTGCTGCATGGTCCAGATGGTTCCAGGATTGACTTCTGGGCCGGTAGCACCCCAGCCAATCGTCCAAGGATGCCCGCGAGTACCAGGATCGGGATAAGCAGTCACACGGCCATCAGGCAAGCGCTTTGC